ATGCGGGACTGGGACGACAACGTGACCCTGGACCCGCAGATCGCGGCCGCGGGAAGGCAGCTCGACGATGCTCGGAACGGCGGCTGACCAGTACCGGGAACAGCGGGCGCTGTCGACGGCCGCGGCGACCGAGGTCGGTCGTCGATGGTCTCGCATGGGCGATGAGTTCGACGCGTCCTGGGGGCGGGTCAAGCCCGGCGTGCTGGCGACGATCGAGCACGCCCGAGCCGGAGCCGTGGACGCCGCTGTCGGATACACGGCGGCGGTGCTCGCGGAGACCGGCCAGCGGGACTCACCGGTTGGGACGCTCGCGCCGGCGGCGTTCCTGTCGTCGGCGCCGGACGGCCGCTCGATGAGCACGCTGCTCGACGAGGCGGTCGTCACGGCGAAGACAGCCGTCGGGCGCGGGGCGTCCGCGGCCGAGGCGCTGCAGGTTGGGCGCCGGTGGCTGACCATGACGACCCTCACGGTCATGGCCGACACGCGCCGCGAGGTGTACAGCGCCGACATCGTCCAACGACCGACGATCACCGGGTACGTGCGCATGCTGAACCCGCCGTCCTGCCGTCGCTGCATCATCCTCGCCGGGCGCTGGTACCGGTGGAACACCGGCTTTCAGCGGCACCCGCGGTGCGACTGCATGCACATCCCCGGGCCAGAGGACGTCGTCGGCGACGAACGCACCGACCCGTACGCGACGTTCCGGGGTATGAGCCCCGCCCAGCAGGAGAAGGTCTTCGGACGCAGCGAGGCCCGCGCCATCCGAGACGGCGCGGACATCTTCCGGGTCGTGAACACGAAGCAGCGTGGACTCGCCACGGTGTCCGGCGCGCGCCGCTACGGTGCGCCTTCCCGCCTCACCGTCGACGACATCTACCGTCAGGCCGGCACCCGCACGAACGCCATACGGATGCTCCGGGAAGAGGGTTACATCCTCGACCGCGGACAGGTCGCCCCGCGCCTCGCCCCCGGCGTGCGCACGGATGCGCAGGTCCTCGCCGCCGGGCGAGGACGCGGCACCGTCGCGATCGGCGGTCGGACGGTCACGACGAACAGGGCGGCGCGGTTCGACGCGGCGGCATCCGGCCAACGCGAAGTGCTCAACCGGGCGACGATGACCGCGGCTGAGCGGCGGCTCTACGACGCGAACTACCGCCTGCAGTACGCCCGGACGACCGGGAACGTTCCGCGAGGTGTCGGGCTCAGCAGCGCCGACGTGTACGCCTCCCCGATCCCCGCTTCGGCGGCGAAGGTCGCCGAGCTCGAACGGGATCTGGCGCGCGAGATGCGGCGCCTGGGCGAGCGAGGCACACCCGAGTCCGTGCGACGTCTGGCGCGGGCACTCGGGCTCATCTGAAAGACATGCGATCGGTCGTCTAGCGGCCGAGGACGCTGCGTTCCGTGGGGTTCGAGTCCCCAGCGCGAGTGTGCACGCTCGCCGAAGCCCTCGTGGCAGTGGCCCCGGCGCGGAAACACCGGTTCGAATCCGGTCCGGTCGCAACCACCGACTTCCCACCGTCTCGGTGGAGGCGCTACGCGAGCGAGTCGCGGCATGGCCGACGGGCCCTAAACGGCGGCCGACGGGCCCGATAAACGGAAGGTCACACCCACCATGAAGCGCAACGCATTCGGCCAGCTCGGCTGCTCCTTCGCCCCCACCTACCACCGTCCGTTCCTTCGTTACCTCGACGGGGACAACGGCGCTGGCGGGGGAGGCAGCAACAGCGGCGGGTCCAACGGTGGGTCGGAGTTCACTCCGATCGCCACTCAGGAAGACCTGAACCGCATCATCGCCGAGCGGATCGCGCGAGCCGATCGCACCGCCCGTGAAGACGAGCGACGCAAGATCGCCGACGCCGCCAAGCCCGCCCCGAAGGACGAGGCGGCAGCGAAGCCGGACGACAAGCCCCAGGGCGTATCCGAGACCGACGTCGACAAGCGCATCACCGACGCGCTCGCAGCGGAACGTCTCGAGCTCGCCCTCGAGCGCGTGAACGACGGCCTCGACAAGGCGCTCGACGGCCGCGCGTACTCGGCATCAAAGCTCTTCACCCTCGACCGGAAACAGTTCGTGAAGGAAGACGGCAAGACCGTCGACCAGGACGCACTGGCCCAGTGGGTGAAGGACAACTCGACCGAGATCGAGACGCCGACCCCCGGCCGGCGCCCCATTCCCGGGCAGGGAACCCGCGACACGAACGCCACCGGCGGGAGCGTCCAGGCGGGCCGTGACCTCTACGACGAGAAGCACTCCAAGAACAAGTCTGGAAAGGACTGACAGCATGCCCAAGCTCCGCCAGGAGACGCTCGGCACGGGTGACATGTCGTGGCTCGACTCGACCCACGCCATCCGCAACGCGCGCACCGAGATTCTCAACATCTCGGCCTTCACCAAAGCCACCCACTACCCGGACGGCTACATCCGCTCCGGCACCCCGGTCGCCCTCGTCGGCGGCCTCCTCGTCCCCTACGACGTCACCGCCGGAACCACCACCGGCGCCGGCGTCCTCGAGGGACACATCCTGACCGACCAGACCATCGTCGACGCCACGAACTTCGGGGTCCCGCTGTTCGACCACGGCCGCGTGAAGACCGCGAAGATCGCCGCGTTCTACGCGAACTTCGTCAAGCCCGCCACCGCGAAGCTCGCTTCGCTCATCAAGTACGTCTGAGAGGAGTAGACCATGGCACTTTGGACCGATCTGATCGACCCCGCCACGCTGACCGGTTACGTCCGTAACTCCCTCTCGGAGTACGAGCGCAACCGCGCGACCCTGGCCCAGTACCTGCCGAACCGCGAGGTCGCCGACATCGTCGTGCGCTTCTTCGCGGGCGAGGCCGGACTGGTCGAGGAGGCGCTCTTCCGCGCCTTCGACGCCGAGATCAAGCCCGGCGCGCGCCCCGCCCGCAAGCGCACCATCCTCGAGCTCGCCGCCGTCGGCCAGGAGATCGCGATCTCCGAGTACGAGCAGCTCCGCACCCGCAACGCCCCCGACGCGCAGATCGAGGCATCCATCCTCGCAACCGCTCGCCGGGTCGTGCAGGCCGTCGCCGATCGTGTCGAGCGCCTGCGCGGTATCGTGCTCGCCACCGGCAAGGCCACGATCCCGGAGCTCGGCGCTGACGACGCGTTCGGTCGCAAGGCCGAGCACGACGTCACCGCCACGAGCCTCTGGTCCGCGAGCAACGTCGACCGTCTCGCGTACCTGCAGGCCCTCCGCGACATCTACCTGGACACCAACGGTGTCGAGCCCGGCTCCATGCTGATGTCCTCGAAGGTGTTCACGGCGCTGTCCGGCGGCGACCAGTTCCGTGTGCAGCTGAACAACGGCGCCTCGCGAGCATCCACCGAGACCGACGTGCGCGACATCGTCACCGGCGCCGGTCTTCCGCCGATCGTCAAGTACGACCGTCGCACGAAGGCCGGCAAGGTTCTCGACGACACCAAGCTCATCCTCCTGCCGGCGCCGGTCGCGACCGACGCGTGGGAGGACACCGAGCTCGGTGCGACGTTCTGGGGTCAGACGCTCACGTCGACCGACGAACGGTACGGGATCGAGGAGTCGGAGCAGCCCGGCATCGTCGCGGGCGTGTACCGCGGTGAGAAGCCGCCGATGATCGCCGAGGTGATCTCGGACGCGATCGCCCTCCCCGTGCTCGCGAACGCGAACCTCAGCCTGTCGGCCAAGGTCCTCGCGTAACCCATCACCGAACCAGTGGGGCTCGTCCCACGTTCAGCGACGGGCCCCACTGTGACGAAAGGACGACCAGCATGGCAAAGATCCGAGACGACCTGGAAGGCATCGCGCTCACCGAGGGTGGCCTCATCCTTCGGGCCGGAGACACGATCCCCGACGGCGTGAAGGTCGGCGACCACCTCCTCGCCGAGAACGCAACCGCCGAGACCGCCGATGACCACGGCGGACAGAATTCGCCCGCAGGCGGCGCCACGGGCGCGAACGGCGCAGCGGAACCCACCCCGCCCCCTCGCGGTGGTGCCGGGTCCGGTGCGGACGCCTGGCGGGCGTACGCGGCCGCCGCGACCGAGAAGAAGGGGATGCAGATCGAGATCCCCGACGACGCGACCCGCGACGACATCATCGAAGCGCTCAAGGGCGCCGACATCCCGGTGGAGTGACCGTGGCCTGGCCCAACGTCACACCTTCCGACATCGAGTCCCGGTGGCGCCTGCTGACGGAACCGGAAGTGGACGTCGCGGCCACGCGCATCGGTGACGCGGAGACGCAGCTGCGAACCGCGCTGCGTCTCCGCGGCATCCACCAGACGCCCGCCTTCCTCACGAGCGAAGAGCTCGACGACTGGGAACGCTCTTACGTTCAAACCGTCGCGGAGTCCGTCGCTCGCTTCCTGAAGAACACCGAGGGGTGGTCCGAGGAACGCGAGCAGATCGACGACTGGTCCCTGACCCGGCGCCGCTCCCGCGACTCCGAGGAGGGGCTGCTGTTCATCTCGGATGCCGAGGCGGACGCGCTCGTTCCGCGCGCGCGACCGAGGCGCCGGGCATTCTCGATCCGGCTCGGGCAGAGCTGATGGGGTACGACGAGAGCGTGCTGCGCCGCGGCCGCGATCGCGCCGAACAGCGCATGACCGAGACCGTCGTCGCGGGGAAGTGGGTCCGCCGCACCGTCGACGGCAAGGCGACCCGCGTGCTCGAGGTGAAGAAGTACGAGGGCAAGGCGCGCCAGGCCAACGGCGCGAGCCGAGCCGTCGCCGAGCGCGATGGAGCCAGCCAGAACGTCGCGTCCCAGGACCTCCGCATGGACCTGCCCGTCGGCGCGCCGATGCTGGCCGACGGCGACGAGATCGAGATCACCGCGTCGACTGCCGACGGTGCGCTGGCGGGCCGCGTGTTCGAGGTCACCGGGATTCCCGACATGGGTCAGGTCACCGCGCACCGATACCCCGTGAAGGAGAAGACGTGAGCGCCTCGTTCGACTTCACCGACGTCACCGCGCTGCTCGCCGACATGGGCGACGTGCCCCGGCATCTGCACAGCAACGTCCGCAAGGCCGTGCAGGTTTCCGCGCAGAACGTCCGCGATGACATGCGCGCGACATCGCGAGCATCATCCGGACGGCACGCGCGCGGATACCCGGCTTCGATGGACTACGACATCGAGCGAGTCGGCGACGGCGTCATCGCCGAGGTCGGCCCGAACCCATCCAAGGCGCAGGGTGCGCTCGGTTTCCTCGAGGAGGGCGTCTCATCCCAGGGCACGTCGGCGCAGCACGCCGCACGCCTCGCCGCCAAGGCCAACCAGGACGACTTCATCCGCGGCATCCTGATGGCCGGTACCGACGCGGCGGACGTCTGATGCTCCGACCGCACATCGACGCCGCGAAGGCCCGTGCTGCCGTGAGCTCAATCATCGACACGCAGATGATCCACGAGGTGTTCCGCGACAGCGGCGACACCCGCGTCGACGAGAACTACCTCGTGCTGACCGTCACCATCGTCGGCTACGCCGGCGACCGCAACACCGCACCCGAAGACGTGGACGGCGACTACTCCGTCGAAGTGCGGTGGCGCGTCGTCGCCGTCGACGCAGCAGGTGTCGTCGACCTGGTCCAGGCCCTTCGTGAGCAGTTCGTCGGGCAGCGCCTCGAAGTGCCCGGACGAGCCTGCCGCCCGTTCGACAGCGAGATCGAGGACGCGCGCTACGACTCCAACGCCGCCCTGTTCTACCAGGACGTCTACTTCGACACGGTCAGCAGCCGCGCCGTGACCTGAACACCACACCACGACAAGGGAGAACCCCATGGCCACCACCGAGACCACGCGCACCGTCTACGGCGCCGCCCGCGGGCAGAAGCTGCTCGCCGGCGGCTTCGAGTTCGTCGAGCAGGCGCAGCACCAGGTCGATCTCTACACCGAGCAGCTGACCGCCCTCGACATCGACCCCGACGTCCGCCTCGTCGAGTACGACGTCGTCACCACCGTCAAGGAGGGCCGTCTGCGCGCCTACAAGGAGCCCGTCGACGAGCCCGTCGAGACCGAGCAGGTCGCCGACGCCGCCGGCGACGCGGTCTGACCCCACTGACCCCCTCGGTCTCCCCGAGGGTCAACCGAAACCCCCGGTTGCCGGGGAGATGAAAGGAGAACGCTCATGCCCGATGTGGCAGAAGCATTCGGCGGACCTCCCGCCGTGGACCAGACCGGGAACCTCACGCTCTGGGCCATCCCCGCCTCGACCGCCGGGATCAACCTCGACGCGATCACCGCGACGCAGCTCGGCGCGACGAGCGCGAAGCGCATCACCTACTCGTTCATGCAAGGCGGGTGGAACCCGAACCCCTCGCAGGGCAAGAACCAGGACACGCGCCTCACGTCGCCGCAGTCGCGCCAGTCGCTGCAGGGCGTCACGCAGGAGGTCCCGGACCTGTCCTACGTGCAGTCGACCGCCGCGACGTCGGC